CTCCCGGTGTTGATGACATTCGCAAAATTGCTATGCCTATGCCATTTAACGCACCAAGCCCTGTTTTATTCCAGCTTTTAGGCTGGTTAACAGACGCTGCCAAGGGAGTTGTCACAACCTCTGAAGAAAAGATTGCTGATGCCTCTAATAATATGCCAGTTGGTACAGCTCAGGCGTTGATTGAACAAGGAGCTGTGGTTTATTCATCCATTCACGCTCGTTTGCATGACAGTCAACGCCGTGTATTCAAGGTTTTAGGACGTATTAACCGTTGGTATCTTGATGAACAGCAAAAGGGTGAGATTGTTGCTGATCTTCCTATCACTATTGATGACTTTAAAAGCAACTCTGACATTGTTCCTGTCTCTGATCCCAATATCTTTGCAGAATCACAGCGTTATGCCCAGATTCAGACGTTGGCAGCTAGAGCACAAGCTAATCCTGACCTATATAACCGTCTTGCTGTAGAGAAACGGATCTTAGAACAGATCAAGCTACCAGAAATCAACGAAGTGTTGCCAGATCCTCAGGATGTAAAGGATATGAACCCTGCACTTGAGAACGTAGCTATGACTTTAGGTAAGCCTGTTGGCGCATTCCCAAGCCAAGATCAGCTATCGCACCTGCTAACGCACTTGCAGTACGCCTTAGATCCAATGTATGGCGCTAATCCGATTATGTCGCCTGTATTCATCCCTGCCTGCTTAGAGCATATCAAGCAACACTTGACGCTTTGGTATCTAAACCAAGCTGATGCTTACACTAGCGTATCTCTTGGACGTCCGTTTAACGTATTGAAGGTTCAGCCTTTGATGCAAGAAGCGCAAAAGCTATTGGCTGCAGCTTCTATGCATGTTCATGAAGATGTTAAGCAAATTCTTGCTCCTGAAGTCATGCCTGCCATCCAACAGATGATGGCAATGATTCAGCAGATCAAGCAAACATCAGTGCCTCCTGCTTCCCCAGATACTATGGCTCAGGTTAATGCCCTTACCCAGACGGCTATGGCAGAAACCCAACGCCGTGCTCAGAAGGATCAGACAGAAGCTACGATTGACGTTCAACGTCTCGCCCAAGATAAAGAGATTGAGATGCAGCGGATGCAATTAGACGCAGCAGAGAACACAGAAGACAATCTTGTTCAGGAAAGAATGAAGACAGCAGAACTAACGCAAGATGCATTACGGTTGCAAGATGAGCAGGTGCAAACGGCTTTGAAGGCTCAAAAAGAAATTCAATCTCAATTAGGAGTGAAAAATGACTGAAGCAATTAATGCCCATAAGAAGATGGCTATGGGAATGACAGAAGGTAATGTCATGAAAAAGGGCGGTAAGGTACGCAAGTACGCTAATGGTGGTGCAGTAGCTGAATCTAAGGTTGCTAAGCTTCCCGCTATGGGCGACAAACGTAATGCTGGCGTGGACTTTAACGCTGGTAAAGCAAAGGTTGCGACCATGAAAAAGGGCGGTATGGCTAAGACTGGAATCATGATTGCAATAGGAATCCCTAAAAGGGCAGCAGGTAGAGGTCGTTAATTGAATCTGATTAACGATTTGATTGGTCGTATCAAACAGTCAAGGCAAGCAATTGCTGAGGCTATGGTAAACGGAAATTGCACCAATTTTGAAACATACCAGCGTTTGGTAGGACAAAGTATAGGCTTGCAAGAAGCTTTGCAAATTATTGAAACATTACTAAAAGAGGAAGAAAATGTCGAGCAGTGACATTGAACAAACGCTTGCAGAAGCGTTTCCAGAAGTAGATCCATTAATGGCTCCGTATGGGGCAAGAGTTCTCGTTCAACTGAGAGCAGTGAAAGAAAAAGTTACCGAAGCAGGGTTATTGCTACCTGAAGAGACTAGAGAGACTGAAAAGTGGAACACCATGATTGGTAAGGTGATTGCTATAGGACCACTAGCCTTTAAGAAGCGTGACACGATGGAGCCATGGCCCGAAGGATCATGGTCTGCCTTAGGTGATTATGTGCGTGTGCCTAAATGGGGCGGAGATCGCTGGGAAATTGACTTTGAAGACAGCAGAGGTTTAAAAGGACGGGCTTTATTTACGTTCTTTAATGACCATGAGCTGATCGGCAAAGTTACTGGAGATCCACGAGACATTAAAGCATTTATCTAGGTTTTGAAAGGAAAACTGTATGAACCCAACCGATAAGATGGAAATGCAGGTAGCTGAAGAACAAGACGGTTCTGCCGTTATTCAGTTGCCTGAAGGTGAGCAATCACCGCAACGAGAAGACCCACCAGAAAGTCAAAGCCAAGCAGAATATGCCTCTAGCGATGATGAAGATGATGGCGTCCAAGGCGAAAGTGGCGATGAGCGTGAAGCAATTCGTGAAGCTCGCAGGGAAGAACGTAGGCTCAAGAAACAAATTCACCGTGAAAAGGCTCGTGAGTCTAATCACCTGATTGTTGCCCTACAAAAACGAAATGCAGAAATGGCTGAGCGCTTAGCCATCATCGAAAAGAAAACCTCTGGTGCAGAACTTGCACGAGTGGATAAAGCTATCGAAGATGCTGGTGTGCAAGTTGAATATGCCAAGATGCAGATGCAAGAAGCTGTATCTACTGGCGATGGCGTAGCGCTAACCCGTGCTCAAGAGCAGTGGTTTGACTCTAAGCGCAGAATGGAATCGTTGCAAAATGTCAAGCAACACGCTACCCGTCAAATGTCTCAGCCAAAACAAAACATCCAAGCGCCTGATCCAATGGTTCAGAAACACGCTGCCGAATGGATGGATCGCAATCCTTGGTATGACCCTAATGGTCGTAATGAAGATTCTCAAATTGCTCAAATTATTGACAAGAAATTAACTGAGGAAGGATTTGATCCAAGCTCAGAAGATTACTGGGATGAGCTAGATGATCGATTGAAAAAAAGAATGCCAGAAACAATAAATCGTGCTTATAATGATTCCCATGTCCGTAATCAAAGACCGAGGTCTGTTGTGACGAGTTCAGGAAGAGAGAATACTGCTACCACTAAGTCTAATGAATTTAGACTCAGTCCTGACCGTGTCACTGCTATGAAAGAAGCGGGTTTATGGGAAAACCTAGAACTCCGCAAGAAAGCAATTAGCAATTATGTTAATTGGGATCGCTCTAACAAATCGAGGAATTAATTATGGATAACCGTTTAAAGAAAAATACAACTTCAGGACGTGAAAATCGTGCAACTAGCGATTTAGAAAGACGACCTCCTGAAGAACAAACCGCATCATCTGAGGAGCGTCGTAGTATGTTCCGTTCGGAGTGGCTTCAAGAAGCTCTTCCGACTCCCCCTGCAATTAAGGGATTCCACCTATGCTGGCTATCTACAACGAACCAGTACGACCCAATACACAAGCGTTTGCGCATGGGATATACACCTGTAAAAGCCGAAGAATTAGCTGGCTTTGATAACTACAGAGTGAAATCTGGCGAACATGAAGGTTTTGTAGCATGTAATGAAATGTTGTTATATAAACTTCCTGAAGACATATATCAAGAAATCATGACTGAGCTACATCACATTGCACCTATGGAAGAGCAGGAGAAAATCCGCATCCAACAGGAGCAGCTTCTTGGCGCAAAAGATAGTAATGGACGTCGTCTGGCAACTGTTGAAGGTGAAGGCATAGATTTTGACCGAACTGTAAGAGCGCCTACTTTTTAAGTAGCGTTTTTTTAAAGGAGTTAACTATGTCTGCAACAAATGCTCCGTTTGGTATGCGCCCAGCTTACTTTCCAACTGGGTTGGAACGTGCTCAAGCGCTTGCTAACGGAATTACTTCGGGGTACGCCTCGAATATCCTAAAAGGTCAGCCTGTCGTCTATGGAACTACCGCTAACGGTGGAACTTTAGGCACAATCATTCCTGCAGCAGCAACTGGCGCTATTACTGGTGCTTTCGCTGGTGTTGAATGGACTGACACAACTGGTCGTCGTCGTGTATCTAACTACTGGCCTGCCAGTACCACTGGAACTCAGGTTGTAGCTTATTTCTATAACGACTTAAACATCGTTTATGAAATTCAATCTGACGCAACGATTGCTCAAACGTCTATTGGTAACGAATATAACTTCAGCAATATTACCGCTGGCTCTACTACTACTGGCTTGTCTGCTTGCACCCTTGGTGTATCGACTGCTGCTGGTTCTGGTGCTCAAGCGCAAATGCGTGTAGTTGACCTCGCTCCCTACGCAGACAATGCATGGGGGGACGCTTACGTTATTGTTCGTGTCCAGATTTCTAACTCGCAATTCTTCGGTGCAGTCACCGCTATTGCTTAATCAAGGAGACTGACAAATGGCAGCCCCAATGAGAAGTACAGACTTCCGATCAATTGTTGAACCAATCCTCAACGAATCATTTGACGGAGTTTATGACCAAAGAGCTGACGAATGGAGCACTGTGTTCCGTGAGCAAGCTGGTATTCCCCGTAACTATCACGAAGAACCCGTTTTGTACGGTTTTGGAGCAGCGCCTCAGTTACCTGATGGCTCACCTGTTTCATACCAACAAGGTGGTGTGCTCTTCTTGCAACGCTATATCTACAACGTATATGGCTTGGCATTTGCTTTAACCAAAGTATTGGTTGAAGACGGTGACCATATCCGTATCGGTCAGGTATACGCTAAGCATTTAGCACAATCTTTGGTGGAAACTAAGGAAACTTTATGCGCTAACGTACTTAACCGTGCGTTCAATAGCGCTTATGCTGGTGGTGACGGAGTTCAATTGAGCTCCAATGCACACCCAATTGTTAGCGGTACATTCAGCAACTTGCTGACTACTGCTGCTAACTTGAGCCAAACCTCCCTTGAACAGATGCTGATTCAGATCCGTCAAGCTGTTGACAACAACGGCAAGAAGATCCGTCTGCAACCAGTCAAGTTGGTAGTAGCTCCGGGCAATGTGTTCCAAGCTGAAGTGCTTTTGAAGAGCGTTCTGCGTACTGGTACAGCCAACAACGACATCAACCCAATTAAATCAATTGGTTTGTTGCCTGAAGGTTGTTCAGTAATCAGCCGTTTAACAAATGCATCCAACTGGTGGGTTCAAACAGACGCACCAGAAGGTATGAAGCTGTTAATGCGTCGTGCATTAGAGAAGACTATGGAAGGTGACTTCGAGACTGACTCTATGCGTTACAAGGCAACTGAGCGTTACTCTGTGGGCTTTACTGACCCAAGAGCATTGTTCGGAACACCGGGCGTTTAAGTAGTAATGGGGGTTGGGTCAAAAACTCGATCCCCACTTTAATTTAATCAATGTCTAAGCTTTTCAAGGAGAAAGACTAATGCCTCAATATTCTGATGATCTATTCTTAGGTCCAGCAGTAACCTATATGGGTACAGGTTTGCGCCCATACACATCAACTTTTACAGGCACTATTGCCACAACAACCTTAACTGTTACAGTTTTACTGTCAGGTTCACCTATCGTTTTAGGTATGTACATTGACGGTACAAGCGTAACTGATGGTACATATATCTTAGCTTTTGGTACAGGTACTGGCGGTGCTGGTACTTATACATTAAGTGCCTCTTCAACAGTTTCTAGTGCTACGACCATTACTGGTCACACAAACATTGCCTTTGATGATCCATCACCAATGTCTTTGGGTGTAGGTCCTTTAGGTCGTGTTTATGTTTGGGACACCGTTCCACAAGCTAAAGGAAATGCTAATCTTGTAGCTGCAGCTATTACTACAGCTTCAACCTTGACTTTAGTAGCAGGTACTTCAACCAAGTTAATTACAACAAACGCAGGCACTTCAGGCATTCAATTGGATTTGCCTCGTGCTGTTAGCGTAACAACTGGTGCTGGTTCACCAACAACTGTAAATATTACTGTTTCAGGTTTTGATTATTATGGTCAA